AATGACATCCGGGCGGCGACACATCAGTTTGGAGATGAGCGGACGATCCGGGCGAGGAAAGGTCCTGTGCTCCGCTTTAAAGTAAACGGGGTATGGATCAGTACGAAGCAGGTCCATGTCAGGATCCCCGCCCGTCCGTTTTTGGGCATATCGGAGGATGATGACAAGATGATCCGGGCAGAACTTGAGGGAGCGTTGGAGGAAAGCTGATGGGAATGTATACAGAATGTCAGGAGGAACTGATCCGGGCGCTGAAAGCGGCAGGATGTGAAAGGGAGCCGTTTTTATCCTTAAAACGGATGGCGAACAGCGCCGAGAGCCGGATCAGTGCGGTACTGTGCGAAGATGACCAGTTAGAGCGCAGTACCGGAAAGCGATTTTTTACAGCAGAGGACGGGCGGAACATGCGCAGGACGAAGCTGTTTTCCCGTGACATCACTTATACAGTGATCATTGGGGACTTTACGCAGGAAAGTGCAGAGGAAACTTATGAAAAATTTCTTCTAAAACTGAAAAAAGGGATCTATGTGAGCGGGGACTATGTGTCCATCGACCCGGCAGAAGCCCAGTGGATGAATGAAAAAGACCATATCCTGCATGCGAAGGTAGCGGTGCAGATCAAGGTTCTGTGCCATGGCGGTCTGTATCAGAACACAGATATGGCGCGTTTGCAGGACGTGGAAGTGGAAGTCCAGAAAGGAAAATGAGATGCCCCGGACAAAGGAAATACTGCTTTCGGTGGAAACACTGCAGGAGCGGATGAAGATACCCGCCGAGATCCATGCAGGGACATGTGCCCGGCAGGGATGGGCAAGAGGGAAAAAAGTGACAGAGAAAGAATATGCTGAGTCGGTAAAACAGTTCCGGCAGTCAGCGGGAAGGAGAAGATATGCTTAGGGATGTTAGATACAGCATCACAGACGGACAGCTTCAGCAGCCGGGTCAGCAGGGTACCGGCATCCATGTTAAGATCGGCGCGTCCCCCGTGGACACTGCAGAGTCGGTATCTATCACGGGAACGATGAGTGCGGCGAAAATCAAAGAAAAGCTGGGATTAAGCCCTTTGGCGGATGCCGTGATGGACAGTGTGGAGAACGGCTCTGCAAAAATCCTGTGTCTGCCGGTACTGGCGAGTACGGCGGGGACAGTAACAGAGGTTACGGTGTCAGAAAAGGCTGGCGGCACAGTAACAGTGGAGGGCACGCCGCATAATGCTTTCCGTGTGATCGTGAGGATTACAGGGAAAGGGGGGCTGAATACCGCATCATTCCGCTATAGCCTTAACGGCGGATATAGCTGGAGTGACGACATCACAGTCCCAACAGCGGGACAGTATGCGGTAGAGGATGCTGGTTTTACCATGACATTTTCGACAGACAGTGCATTTGAGGTTGGGGACACCTTCCGTTTTGAAACGACTGCCCCCACAATGACAAATGATGATGTCATGAAAGCTGCGGCAAAATTAAAGGATATCAGCACGGCGTATGAGTATGTGCATGTAGTCGGGGCAGCGGCTCCAGAACTGTGGGCAGCGGTATCCGTCAAACAGGCAGAGCTGATGGAACGATACC